GTTGGGCGAGAGGTCAAGCACCTTGAGCATCTTGAGGATCTCCTCCTCCCACGCGTTCGTGGGGACGGGCGGCACGATGAGGTCTTTGCGGGGGATGCCGTCGGCCCACTCGATGTGCGGCCAGTCCTGCCGGTCGAAGTGACGGCCCCAATAGAAGCCTCGCCGGGTGAAGCACCGGGCGAACTCCGCGGTGACCGTGTTCTGCGGCTGCCACACGCCGCCGGGGGGTGGGACTCCGGGGTCGGTGACGAAGAAGTCCCACCCCAGCCCGTAGGAGTGCAGGGACCAGCCGCTCGACCTCCCGCGGATCGGCCGGACGTTGTAGCTGTCGATCCGCCGCGGCCTCCACGGCAGCGTGTACGCCTCGCCGCAGGCCCCGAGGAACAGGTCGAGGACCCCGATGTTCACCACGACACGGATGCCCCAGGGCGTCTCGACGGTCGTGGTGAACGTTCGATCGCCGGGGGCCCCGAACACCGCGGCCCTGGCCAGCGCCGTGATGGGCACCTACGGGGCCTCCTCCTCCGCCGCCTCCTCCTCCGTCGGCTCCTCCTTCGTCCGCCGCCTCTTCGGCTTCTCCTCTTCGACGACCGGCTCGGCGACCTGGACGGTCTCGGGGTTGAGCGCCGGGGGCTCGTCCGGGGGCTCGGGCCGCTCGGGCCCGTCCGCCTGCGGGGTACCGGGTGCGGGCATGTGCGGGTCCTCGATCATCGTCTCCTCCTATCGGGCTCGTTTGCGGGCTCCAGGGCCGACCTGGATGCCCTGGGCCTCCATGTTCGTGACGCGCTCCAGGATCTTTCGCCAGCCGGGCCACCGGAGCGTCTCCAGCAGCCCCTGGCGGTCGATGCCTCCGGCGGCGTAGAGCGTCATCGCCTGCGAGGCGAGCGCCATGCGGGAGGTCGGCAGCGCGCTTCCGGCCTCGCACCACACGGAGAACCGCAGGGGCTGGGACTCGTTCGTGTTCTCCTTCACCTTGACCAGGCGCTTGCGGATCATCGGCTGGCCCGTGGCGGGGTTGACGGCGGGCTGGCCATCGGGCCCGACGATGGGCTCCTCGCGCTCGACCTCCCCGGAGATCGGCGAGTAGAAGTGCTTCGCTTTGAGCGACAGGACCGTGGGACGTCCCTCGGGTCCGACGATGGCCAGGATGCGGGGCTCGGTGTAGTGCTCGGCGACGATGGCCGTCAGCATCTCGCCCAGCTCGCGCAGGGCGTGTTCCAGGTTGCGCAGGGCGTTGCGGACCCGGGTGAACGACCCCTCCTGCATGGCGTCGACTGTGGCGTCCGACTCCCGGCGGGACGGGTTTTGCCCGCGCCCGGCGACTCCGCTCAGGCCGCTGATGCGCTCGATCTCGTTGACCCAGAAGTCGATGAGCACGCCGAACACCTGGGGGAACGGCGGCGGCTCCATCCACTTGAGCTGGCCGGTCACCTGCACGGGGAGGCGTTGGCCGGGTCGGTTCTGGAGGCGCATGCGGGAGGTGCCCGCCGCAAGCCCTTCCTCGAACATCGGGTCCCCGGCCAACCTTGCGTTGTTGTGGGCGTGGAACAGCAGGTCGTTGAGCGCCGCCTGGGGGCTGATGAGGAACTCCACCAGCGACGGACCCCAGAACTCGCCGGTCTCGTGGATGACGTAGCGGACGTACGGGGGTCGGGCGAAGTCGAACAGCTCCGTGGCCTTCGAGTAGGCGAGCAGCTCGCCGCCGCCGACGACCGCGAAGCACCACTCTCCCTCGTGGAGGTACCAGCACTCCAGCAGGGCCACGGAGTCGACGGTCTCCGCCTCGCTCATGGTCCCCGAGGCGTACGCCCCGTACTGCGTGTTGACCGACATGATCGGCCCGGCCTGCGCCATCGGCTCCGTCTTGAGCGTCTTGTCGAGCTGGCTGGGCCGATCGGTCGACTGGAACGGGTCGCCGGTCCCGATGTCCCGTGCCTTGTCCCCGTACCGATCGACAGCCTCGTCCTTCGAGATCACCCGCTTCTCGATGAGGTAGCGCCAGTCGTAGGACCCGGTTGCCAGGGGGTCGGGGTAGATGTTCCACGGGTCGACCCGGCGCACGGTCGCATCGCCTGCGCCGAAGTCCAGGTCGGGGTCCCACCCCGCCTTGAAGAACCCGGTCCCGAACGTGAGGGCGTCGAAGAACATCTTCTCGTGCTCGATCTCGCTCTTGTTGCCCCGGGCCACGTGGTCGAGGAGCTTCTCCATGTCGTTGGAGAGCTGGTCGGCGATCTGGAAGAACTCGCTCCCGGCGTCGTAGCCGGAGGGGCCCACGAGGATCTTCGGCCGGGCGTCTCCCATCCACCCCACGAGCGCGGTGACGGTCGGCATGATCTCGTTGGCCCGCGGGGCGTTGGACGACTTCGTGCCCGTCTGCGCGCGGGCCTCCCACAGCCGCTTGTAGAACAGCTCCCAGCGGGCGTGCAGCTTGTCCTTCGGCTGCCGGGCCCGGTCCCACATCCGCTTGACCTGGCGGACGATCTTCTCGTCGTCCTCGGTGAACGGCTCCTCGGGCTCGTCCTGGTCGACCAGGAACAGCTCAGGTACGGACACGGAGCGACTCCTCCCTCTTGGCCGCGATCTCGGCGACGTCGCCCTTCACGCCGACGTCGCCCGGCCCGCCGTCGAACGGGACGTAGTTGGACTCGAACCCCGTGGCGAGAAAGTTCTCCTCGCTCTTGCGCTTGAGGGCATCGCGGAACTCCCGTTCGCTGCGGACGCGTTGACCGACCGAGGGATTCCAGTGCTCCCGGAAGGGGCGGCGGACGGACGGTGCTCCAGCTCGCCAGTCCCGCCGCATCGGCGTCCCACACCGCGGGCAGCCGGTCGGCTGGTACGGGGCGAGGTCGCCACGGTAGTCACACTCGACACATCGGTAAGGCCAGACATGCATGTCCGGATTCTCCCATCCTCGGTCATCCCACGTCGAGTCCTTCGTCCGGCCCGTAGCCCAGCTCGTCGAGCGCCTCTCGCGCGAGCCCCTTGAGCCCCAGCTCCTTTCCGCCGGGCAGGGCGGTGAGGAACGGTCCGTCGGTGATGGAGCAGATGATCCCGATCGCCAGGGACATCACGTGATCGTCGTGGCCGTTCGGGTCGAGGTTGGCCATCCCCTTGGCCGTGAGCCCGTAGTTGCGGAGCTGCTCGAACGTGCGCTGGTCGTGCAGGACGAGGGTGCGGTCCTTGATGAGCTTCTTGAGCCAGCCGACCGACCACTCCTTGCGCTTCCAGTTGGTCGACCAGCCGTACGTGTTGCCGTGCCGGGAGCCGGGCATCTTGTCGGCCCACTGATGCCGCCACACCCGGGGGTAAATCTCCGACAGACGGCCAACGGTCGCGTACCCGGGCCCCTCGATCTCGCACGTGACGAGCGCGTTGTTGTACCAGAGGGCCATCTTCGCCAGCTCCTCCGCGAAGGAGATCGGGTCGATGTGCTGCTCCCACACGGCCACCTGTTCGTATGTCACCCGGTTCAAGACCTGGATGACGGCTGGGTCACCCTTCGTGGTGAACGTCGGGTCGCCGGAGACGATGTAGTTGCCCAGGTCGTGGCGGGAGCTGGGCCTGCGGTAGACCTTGAGGGGCCCCGAGCTGTCGGCGACGAACTTCGGGGTGCCTGAGCCCATTCGCTCCAGGTAGCCCCGTGCTGCCGGGGCCGTCTCCATGACCGCCTGGAGGTCGGGCAGCTTGAAGATGTTCTGCCCCGACTGGATGAACGCTTCCTCGGGGGTGGCGGGGTACTCCTGGGCGAACACGATCTCGTCGCCGCCGGTCAGGTTCTGGATCGCCCACCGCCGCCACGCGAGCTGCTCGTCGGTGACCTTGAAGCCCTTGCGCAGGGCTCGCTCCTCCGCGGTGAGCGTCCCGAGCGGCTCGAACACCTTGAGGCCGTACTCGGCGTGGCGGAACCACGGGATGAACACCGGCTCGAACTCGCTGTCGCCGGAGACGGCCGCGTTCCAGGTGTCGTAGAAGTAGTCGCCAACGCCGTTGGCCGTCGACTCCAGGGTGATGATCGACCCGTGGGTGTTCGGGATCGACTGCCGCATGCCCGCCATGAGCCCCTGGGGGTTTGGCCAGAAGGCGACCTCGGAGCCGTGCAGGGCCTGGATCGTCCGACCACGGATAGCGTCCGTCGATTTCGCCGTGTGGATCGACACGGAGCTGCCGAAGTCCCAAGTCAGCTCGTTCCGGGTCCTGTACCGGGGCAGGCTCAGCTCGCGGAACGGGAAGTACCGCTCGTACCGCTGGGTGATCTCCAGCAGGTGGCGGGCGACCTCAGCGTTGTGCGCCAGGGTGAGCGCCGCCGTTGGCCGGATCATGAACAGCCACGCGAACTGGATCGCCTGGCACACGGTCGAGATCCCGACCTGCCGGGCCTTGAGCACGATCACCCGCACCGGCCGCCTCGCCCGGAACTGCTCCTCGACCGCGCGCACGACTGCGAGCTGCGAGCTGTTCGGGCGGAACGGCTGCAAGCCCTGCGCCTTGGTGGCGATGGTGAGCTGCGACAGGATGGGCACGAGCTTCATGAGTGTCATAGATCCTACTGCTCGACATGGATGACACGTCCTGGTTGAATGTCGGCAACGTCCGAATCGCCTCAGGAGGGTCCGATGACTGCTCTCACCGCAACGTCACGTGAAGTGGCCTGGTCGGGCCACAAGCGGTTCGTGACCGCCACGCTCCCGACGATCAACGATGCCGACACCTACGACACCGGCCTGTCCGTCGTCGAGCACGCCACGGTGGCGATGCGAGGAGCAGGAGCCGCCGCCGACTCGGTGAACGTCAACTCGATCTCGGGGGGCACCCTCACCTTCGCCGCCGCCGGTACTGCCCGGGCCGGTCAGGTGTTTGCAGTCGGCCGGTAAATGGCCGTCACCCTCGAAGGCAGGTGCCTGTCGGTCCAGCTCTGGGAGTACCCGACCGGCCGGACCTACGAGGTCACGCTCCAGCTCTCCGCCGACCAGGTGCTCCGGTTCTACGACCCCGACCCCGGGTTCGAGCCCGAGCGGACCTACGCGATCGAGATCAACGAGGAGCCGGTGGAAGTGCCAACCACAGAGGAGCCCCCCGATGCCGTGGTCTGAGAAGCAGACGCGGATGTTCGCCGCCCGCGCCCACGACCCCAAGCGCAGCTCGAAGGAGCGGAAGAAGTTCCGCGGGATGCTGATGGAGTCGAGCCCCCGCCAGCGCTCCCGCGCGATGCGGAAGGGTCGGCGTGGCTGAGACCCTGACGAACCTCCTCGCCGACCTGCGCTCCCGCCTGGACGAGACGACCGCGACCTTCTGGAGCGACGCGGAGCTGACCCGCTGGCTCAACGAGGGGGCCCGGGAGGTCGCCCGGCGCACGGAGTGCCTCCAGTCGACCCACCAGCAGAACGTCACGGCTTCGACCGGCGACTACACCGCGCCGACCAACGTGATCCGCATCTACCGCGTCGAATACTGGCGCTCGACCAACGACGTCACCCCCCTGGAGTACCGGGACCTCGCTTCGGTGCCGTGGTCGTTCGACCGGGCCCAGACCTCCCCCCGGCCGCTCTACTACACGCTGTGGGGCATCCCGCCGACCCTCTCGATCTCCATCTTCCCGAAGCCCTCGGAGACCGTGACCAACGGCCTGCGGTGCTGGTTCTACCGGATGCCCACGCCGATGACGACGGGGGCCAACACGGTGGACCTGCCGGACGGCTGGCACGAGCTGCCCGTCCAGTACGCGGAGTACGTCGCGATGCGCAAGGACCGGCTGCCGCAGTGGCAGGAGGCGAAGGCCACGTTCGACGAGAAGGTCCAGGAGATGATCGTGCTCACCACCCGCTGGGCTGACCAGGTGCCGAACTACGTCGGCGAGCCCACGGGGTGGGGCGGGCTGCCGCATTGGCTCGTGGCGTCGGAGGACTTCTGATGCCCGTCACCAACCCCCTGGCCAAGGCTCCGGGCGCTGTCAGCATGGTCCGGGCGGGTGGCCAGGGAGCCGCCCGGCCGAACACCGACCCGCTGACCCGCCAGCTCGGGCCGCTGCTCCCGCCGAACGCGCTCGGGACGATCCCGCAGAGCCTCCAGCAGTTGATCGAGCTGGACGCCAGCGGGAAGAACGCCATGCTCGGTGCCGCGACGGCGGCGCAGCTCGAACCGCAGTACGCCATGAACGCGCTGTCGTCCAAGTTCTCCCCGCAGTTCTTCGGCCTGGAGGCCGATACGCTCGGGCTCACGGGGGAGAAGATCGGGGCCGAGCGGGCGGCAGCCGGGATCGACCGCAAGGTGGCCGGGCAGCTCTTTGGCCTGGAGACCGGCGACGTCAACCGCTCCGCGGAGAAGGAGCAGCTCCAGCTCCGGGGTTCGATGGAGACCTCGGGCAACTTTGGCGGCGGGCTGTACGGCCGTCACAGGGGGTTCATCGAGGACCAGCGCGGGTCGGACATCGCCAAGCTCGGCGCTCGGCAGGAGCGGGAGCAGGCCGCGCTCGGACTCACGGACAAGAACCTCGACATCCAGGCC